ATTTCAACACTTTCTCGACACTGCTCTTTTAAAGGGCAGTTTTTTTATAATATTTTTGGAAAACTATTGACAAATTTTACCAAGTCGGTTACGATATAAGTAAGGAGGGAACTGCCAATGCAAACGATAGCAAATCCTTGAAATATCTAAATATTTATCAAGGAGCGTTACCCCCTATGAATATGCAGTTTTCATTTTCAAATAAATTCCAATATGAAAATAATCTAAACGGCTATACATCAACTGTCTCTATAACTGAACCCCAGTTGCAAAACATATTTCATATTTTAGACGTGCTGTTATGTGACCCGCCGAATTACCATTGCAGACTTCGTAACGATAAGGATGATGAAATATATTTGTGTTTTACAATCTTGAATGATATCTAAATAAGCAAATGGATTATTTCAAGGATTTGTTTAGAGGGGAGACAAACGTCTCCCCTCGATTTCTATCCTTTATAAAATATATTTAGACACAAACTATTGACAATTACAATAAAATGATATAAAATAAAGATACAGAAAGGGTAACACCGTTTAACGGTTAGCCTTGGTATGGATTAATAAAAAATAACCGCGACCTTGGCTGGGGGGCGGTTATTTTTTTATGTCCTTGTCCTTGAGTATTTTATACACAACGAGCAAGCAGAGCAACAAAATTATGTACTCCATTGACATCACCTCCTTTGCGCTAAACGCAGGAAGTGCTAACCGCCTCAGGTTACCCCTCTGTACCTACCACCTTTCGGTGATATGTTTATTTTAACATATGTTTTTCTATTATGCAAGCATTAAATTAATTTTTTAAATATATAGAAAAAATCCTTGATTTCGAAGGCTCCCGTATGGTGGGAAATCTACTCTCAAGGATTTTATAAAGTCCTTGCATTGGTGAAGGAATTCTCGGTCGTCACCTACTCCCTTTAGGGAACCTAATCTATTCCAATGCATAGGCATGTGTCGAAGACCCTCGGAGCGACTACCATATGTCAAGCATACTGGTTCATAAACCCTCGCTTTTCCCGACGGCATCTTCTATTTTTATTATATCATATTTCCCGTAAAATTGCAAGAAAGTTTAAGTCACTATATCTATAGCGATACCCATAGCTTCAGCCAAAATTATCAATGTATTTATTTTAGGGATTACCTTGAATGTTTCTATCTTTACAAGTTCAGATCTTTTCATCCTACATTTTTTTGCAAGGTCATTTTGCGTTACTCCTAAGTTTTCTCTCGCTTTAACCAATTTATCAATTATCTCAACTGTTTTATCTGCAGCCTTAATAAATAATTTTGTTGATTCGTTTTCTGCCTTCATGCCATTCAGTAATTCATTTAAATTTATCGAATTATTCATATATCCTCTATAAAAAGTTTTAGACACAAACCATTGACTTTTTGAGTAAAATGTATTACAATAAAGGTAAGAGATAAGGCTTAACGCGTGAGCCTATATGTAGTGTAATCGCCCTCTGTTGCAACCAGGGGGCGGTTAGTCTTTTTTATTGAGTTCTTTGATAATCTTATAAACAAGTACCAAAATTACAATTGTGATAACGTGTTCCATGATACCACCTCCTTATAAGAAGTGCTCACGGAAACCTTATCCCTTCCTTAATTGGCATTAAATTACCCGCCCCCTATTCAGAGGCGGGTGTTTTCTTTTTATCAGGCGTTGTTTCGCACCATTTCATGAAGCGTTCCTGTTCGTCGGCTTTGGCGCCGAGTTCGGCTACCTCGCGTACTGCGGACATGTTATAGCCGCCTACCATACCCCAAGTACCTGAGCATAGAAGAATAACAATTTTAACAAGGCATGTGACCACCGTTGCAAACGACGGATCCGCTATGATGTCCAGCGCCATGGATACAGAAAACAGCGAAGTTATTGCAGTCGTGATAAGCGTCTGTAGTGTTTGCAAGTGAATTATCGTCTTTGTCTTTATCCCTCCCGAAGGAGAAATACGGCGACCGTTCCTGTCGTACACTGATAAATAACTTTCGTCATATTTTAAACGCTTGATCTTTTTTGCCCGAATGATAGTCTTTATCTGGAATTCAGAAAGTTCGGTACATTTTGATAACAATTCCCTCTTCCCATATTTACAGTACCGTTCGTTAAACTCGTTCAGTTTTATTCCTGATTCGGAGAGTATACGCTCCCGCGTAATGTCTAACTCCCGGTCTTCCCATTCATGGCAATACTCCGCCGTACGTCTGGCATATCCTTCCGAAACGATCCGCGAATTGTTCTTTTCGATACGTTCAACAGCCAAATTATATTTATCCGTCCGTTTTCCTTTCCTGCGGCTGAACGAACGCAGCAAAAGAAAGACTGCTACCGTACAGGCATACATCAGAACGCCCTCAAAGCCGACGTCTTTCCAACTGATATCCGAATTAAACGATACCTGCGTCATGTACACCATGAAGATGACGACGAGCAGTACCGCCACGACGGTCAACGTAATGCCGTCGATAAAATCGGAGAATGCGCGGTTCTTTCTTAAAGGAATTTTCTCGTTATCGATCTCGATCATTCCTTATCCTCCTTCATGACGAACGCTCCGCTCCTGACGTTGGCTTTGATACTCTCGCTCCATCTCGCATACTTTCTGTGCTGCGCCCACAGGATACAACTCACGACGCTTCCGAGCGCCGCCGCGCCCTCGATCCAACAGAACATATACGCATAACTCTGGAACACGTCGAACGTGAAGAAAGCGGCAAGCGCCACGAACACCACGGCGAGTATATTGAACATGGGGAAATGCGCAAAGAAGGCGCGGAATATCCCCATTAAAAAGGGAATCGCGTTGATGAACACGATCCCCAGCCCTATCGCTATTTTAAACCCTTTCGCCGCTTCTATCATCGGAAAGAACACCGACGTCACTATGATAAACGGCAGAAAATACGCGAGCACGCAAAACACGAAATACAGCCATTTTTCTTTGCGATAACTCTTATACCCGCTCATTGCTCCAACCTCTTTTCTGCCTCTTCCAATTCCTTGACGTTCTCCGAAAACTTTTCGTTCGTCCCCATCAGAGCCCTCTGCGCACGGATGACCGCGATCAGCGCGGAGGACTGTTGGTTACTCCCCTGAAACAGTTTTTTAAACAATTCCGCGATTCTATGTACGAGTTTTTTACCGAACAATGCTGCGACGATCACGAGCATGACAGCAAGAGCGGGCGCCCATACGGAAGCATACTCGCCCAACCATGCGACGAATTTCTCCCAACCGTTTTTATATTCTTCGGGCAGGTTCTCCCCGAGCGAAAGAAGATACGCTTCCACGCTTCCCCACTCCTCGATTATCCTATTATAATATAGTTCGTAATCCTCGCCGTATTTGTCTTTGAGATATGCGACGAAACTGTCAACGAGTTTCTGAATATCGTTCCCCTCTTCGGCTTCGTTATCGGGGTTTTGAGGCGTGTTCTCTTCTCCTTCGGTAACTTGTTCGGGCGGCAAGGTTTCCTCGGCGTAAGCCCCGCACACGCCCCCGAAACAGAGCGCGGAAAGCAATATTACGAGCGTCAATACGATCAGTCTTTTCATGTTCATTCTCCTTTGATAAATTTGATCTCTTCGTCGGATAGCGCGGTTTTATCGAATCCGAAACCGTTCAGGAAGTCCTCGAACGAACCGCTTTCGAGATAGACGTTTTCACGGTAATCTTTGTAAGCGAACTTCATAAGCGCAAGCGTGAGTTTACGCTCTTTCGCAGCGCGTTCATCTACGAGTGCGGTCATGCGTTCTTCCGTTTCTTTCACATATGCAATTCTGCTCTCGCGCTCTTCGTTAAGCCCGCGCTCCAAAGCAGAAATCCTTTGTTCCATCTGCGCAAGTTCGGGGAAAGCCTGAAAGCCCGTTTCCAATTGGGTGACGAGCAAATCTTCCACGGGAAAACGCTTGACCTCCGTACCCTTGCTGTAATGGATTACAACGCACGAAAACCGCCCCGCGACGAGTTTCTCACGGGGAATGCTTACGCGGTTATTTGCCGCCGTTACCGTGTTCTCGGAGCATTTCACGTTGTTGCAATACGCAAGGAAACGGAACTCACCGCTGTACGTGGGAATACCCTGCAATTCGATCTCCAAATCCCCCATAGGAAAGGGCGATACGTCTCCGTACCGCCCCATGCCGTTCTGTTTTAAAATTATCGTTTTCATGTTTTACTCTCCAATTCATTGATTTCATCACGCCAAGCCTGACGCTGCGCTCTAATAGGTGCATATTCTTCTTCAGTCATTACTCCATCACTGAACTTTAACGCTTTGTAATCACTATCAAAGAGTAATCGTTTCAGTTCCAGAATACGAGCCACGCTTGCTGCTTTCTTAAAATCTTGTGATTTATCACGTTCTGTCAAAACGCCGTTTTTAATCACATAGTTGTAAAAACCGTTCTCATCAACGACAGGATATCGTTGCGCTCCGTGACGGTCGACGTTCGTTTCGTCAATGCAGATATCTCCGTTTTGCGGGTTGTCAAACGCCTCCGAAAATATATAGATAACTTCACCTTCCGCATTTGCTCTGGCATAAACCTTGTTATAAATGATTTCATCCATAATATCTTCTCCTTAAATCTCTGAATCAAATTCGATATATCCGTCGCTGGCTCGTATCTGCAACATTATCGGTTCATTGACCGTAAATCCGGATCCTTGGACTTCAAATTTTACGCTGTTCATATTAAAATTCAAATTACCATAGAAGGTTACAGGCTTTGAACTACCCGCCAAATGATTTGCGGATATTGAATAGACTCCGCTCAACTTGCAAGTAGGCGTTTCCCGCATTACAGCAGGTAATACTATTAAAATAAATCCAATAGTATCTTTTGACGAAAAACCATTGCCGAAAGTATTTCCGTTATTATAATATCTTACATAGTATCTTTGGCATTTCAATAGCTCTGTAGCCATATCCGGAGGTACAAAAGTTGTTGCCGTATTTCCTTTTTCCAATTTTGCATAATATAATTCGCGTGCTGCCCCATCACCCTTTATATATACATAATAACAACCTTTTGTGGAATTATATCCTGCAGCAAGCCTAATAAATGCTGTCGTGGAATTAGGAATCGATATATCAGCATAATTAATCGTAGTATTTGTAGTTGGTTTACTTGTCGGGGTTTTAAAGTTTAATACACCTAATTTCATCGTAGCCAAAGTCACACCATCGCTAAAAAGAACTGAAAACGTGTAATCTGTATCTAATTCAAAGTCATTTTCGAAATATTGGTATAGATAGGCATTATTCTGTGTGGATATATACTCTCCGTTGCTTGATGTACGAACAGACCCGCCTCCACTAACATACCAACGGTCGAAAGAATATTCTGAACCACCCCCGTAAGTACTTTTAGCTCTCTGATTGATTTTAAAATTAGGATTAATTAAAAGATTTGGATTAATCGTTAAAATCTCTATCGTTTGCGCCGCCGAACCATTATATGTCGTAGAATTTTCGTTAACTTGCAACGTTAATGCGTTTGCGACTTTATCGGCAGTAGTTGCCCTATCCGCCGTAGCAGCCTTTTTAACGGTCGTTCCATCACTCTCGAATATACCGGTAATCGCTTTCCCGTTAATATTTGTCGTCACATTCGCAGCATTATCTGCCAAGGTTGCATTTTTAACCTTTAATCCGTCGCTTTCGAATATATTTGTTATTGCTTTACCATTGATTTGCTGTGAGACATTCGCGGCAGTATCCGCAGACAAGGCTTTCTGCGGAACCGTTGTTCCGTCTATAATATTTTGCACCATTTTTGTTGTTGCCGGTGTTTGTATTGCCATTTTATCCTCCTTAATTTAATATCAATAAATTTGCCGTGATTGCCGCTGTCGGCGTGCTTGCACAGGAGATCGTTATACTTCCCGCCGCTTGCGCCGTCAAACGGATGTTGTTCGTTATGAACGCCGCCGCGCTTGCGTCACTTGAAAACAGTTCCACATGGCTGCTTGCAGTTACGTTTCCTATCGCGGCATAATCCGAAGCCGTCAAAGTTACCGCATTGCTTGACCATTTCGTCGCCGCAATCGAGATAGCCGTATCGCTACCTCCGCCACCCGATGTAATATCAATTGTCTTTGCCGCTGAACCGTCAAAAACCGTTGCCGTCCCATTTACATTGAGCGTTAAGGCGTTATTGACTTTACTTGCTATATTAGCAGACACGGCATACGTCGCAGACGTGGGCGCCGCTGTTCCATAAAATGAGACGCCAAGTTCAATTACATTGATTGTATTGTCTGTTAATAAGGTGTACGAAACAATTCTATATGTAGACGATAAGTTATGATATAAAATTAAATCCCCTGCACTATCGAGTGCAACGCAGATATTACTAAGCGTCAAATTACCTGCAAGAGTACAAACGTAGGCTTGAATTAAATTTCCATCATTATTCCTCACGTCAACTTCCACAATTCCGCTCGGCTCATTGTACGATTGTCCTTGATTCCCATAAACTCCGTTTACAAGAAATATTGCGGAATAATTATTGGATACGGCAATTTTGCTTTTTTGAATCTTTCCGATTTTCCACCAGCCGATATTTGCAGTTCCTGCGTTCGCGAGTACCGAATAGTTCAGCCTATCTGCATTATTTGCATTCTTCGCTTGTTCAACAGGCGTAGTTCCGTCAATCACGCCGTCTATACGTTTCCCTAACGCAGTATCTGAGGCAGTCCTTTCACTCTTTTCTGTATCTATCCTCGTACCAAGCGCCTCGTCCGCAGTTGTCCTGTCGGTAACTTCCTGATCTATACGTTTACCGAGCACGGTATCCGCATTGGTTCGGTTAGTGATTTCAGAGTTCAACGCAGTCTGACTTGCCCTCGAGGTATCGACCGGATGCACGTGCGCTCCGTCTGCATAGGTGTTTGTATTTCCTATCGTAGCCGTACCGTTCATCAAAGGAACTGTTGTCGATTTCGGCGTTAGTTGATCAGGAACAAGGTCGTCCGACTTATTCCATTGATTTGCCGTAGGCGACCCCCATATCCAAACATAAGACTTTTGATCAACATCCGCCACATAGGCATAATCGTTCGGGGTTGCAATTGGATATTCCGCCTTTAAATCAGCCTCGCTCGCAAAATATCCGCGAAAATGTGCCTCATTCGTGATTTGTTCCCGTATCCCGTCAATGGCTGTCTTATTCTCGTTTATCGCCCCCGTAACGGTCTTTGCGGTCGTTGTAAGGGAATTATCGTTGATGTTCTGTTTCAGGTCAAGAGCCGCCTGTTGGGCGGTAGAAACGGGCTTGTTCGCGTCCGAAGTGTTATCCACGTTCCCGAGACCGATATCGCTTTTCGTAATCGTTTGCGCCGCAGAGCCGTCATAGGTTTTACTGCCGAATGATAATTTATTGGCGACCTTGTTTGCTGTCGTTGCATTATCCGCGTTGGTTGCATTGTTCGCGTTATCCGCATTGGTTGCATGGATTGCATTATCCGCATTTGCCGCCGTATCCGCACTTAATGCTTTATTCGCATTTGTGGCGTTACCCACCGTCATTTCAGGGTAAGTTCCGTTTGTTTCCGCTATATTTACAGGTTTTATGCTTACGAAACAGGTATAGTTTTCCGAAGAAGAACTCGTACCTACAACAATACTGATTCGGGCATAAGTCTCCGTTTCATTTCCGTATTTACCTATCTCATCTAAAAATACGGCGGTTGAATTTCCCATGCTGTCGTTTACGTTCAATACAACACGCGGAATCTCAAGTTTTTCTTCACTACCGAATAAGCCGATTCGAAACATGCAATCTGTTTTTTCAGATATAGCCGCCGCACCTTGTTCGCTTGTTAAGTCTATACGTACTGACTCGCCATTTGCTAACTGTTCTGTCTGCTCCTCGCTCAAGTTTATCCCGACAAAATATACCTGTTTTTCTGCGGAAATGGTATTGTCTGAACTTATGGAAATCCCTTCTCCCATGCGTAGTTTAGGTTGATAGTAGGTATCGATCTGATTCCCTAAGCCGTCGTTTTTTGCGTTTGTCGCATTGCCTACTGTCATTTCGGGATAGGTTCCGGAGGTGTCGTTTTCATCGAGCAGTTTTTTATAATAATTGTGATTACTGCCGTCATCAATTACACCGTCGATTGTTCCGTACTCATTTGCCCTTCTATCATAATAATTTAGCGTACCGTTACTATACCGTGTACGAGGATAGTGAATTTTCGTCGCTGAATTAGAACGCTTTATCGGAAAAGGCAAATCGTAATACTTGTCTTGTTCCGTTTTTAAATATTCATAATAGATAGTCGTATATAAATTATAGGTTGTTGCGTTACTTTTAATTGCCGTTTCACATGCCTCTATGGAATCATAAACACTACTAATATATGTTTCCCTACTTATTACTGATAGGTTATATTCATAATAATCGCTTCCTTCTCCCGCAATACATTTAGTTATTTCCGTCTTCGTCCAAATGATTACATACTGCGATTCAGGCTCTTGCTTCTGAACAATATAATACCATTCATATCCCGCCTCAGGCGGATAAATGGTATTTTCAGCCGTCTGATAAACCTTCCGAACATACGCCGACTTATCTGTATTATTAAAAATCACATACGGAGATGTTTCCGTCGGAGGGCTGAGCGGATCGGACTTTGGCTGTATAACGCCCAAATCCGTTGTTCCTACGGCATCAATATTTTCCCGCGCCTGTTGTTGCTGTTCAGCAGTTAAAGTTTGTGCGGTAATCTTGACTGTATTGGAAGAAAGTTCGTCTATACGCTCGCTCAGCGCACCGTCTGCCTGTTCCCTTGCCGCAGTCTCGTCGTTTATCTTCGTCTGTAAAGCCGTATCCGCCTGTTGTCTCGCCGTGATTTCCGCATCCAACGCCGTCTGACTCGCAAGCCCGTCTATTAAGTCCGCTACGGGTATGCTTATCGTTTGACCGTTGTTCAACGTCAGGATGATGGACTTTGTTTCCGCATCATACGAACCGCCGACTACCACCGATTCCAACGGCAAATCTATTGAGCCTGTCGACAACACCGTTCCGTCTTTGCTTATCAGTTTTAACGTTACGATATAGGTACTCGGGTCTATCGTCAGTTCCAAAGAATGACCCGTTTCCCTGTCTATCTCTACTTTGGTATAGTATCCGCTTAACGTAGGCAGTTCATTGCGAAACGTGACCTGAATGAATATCCCGAGTGATGTAGCCGGCACCGTTGTGCACGAGAACTCGATTGCTGTTTCGGGATCCGTGACGATTTGGGCGGTGATGCCGCAGTTGATGTAATCCGCCGCGCTTACGTCCATGGGATAGATACTCACGTCCTGCTCTGCCGTCAGGTCTTGTATCTTCACGATTTGCTTATTGTTTGCCCAACCGTCTGCGGGTAACGTGCGGAAATAGAGTTTATCTACGTCCGTGATGAGGTTCGCGCTTCCGAGGTATGTTTTTACCCCGTCTATCCACGCCCAGAGTTCGAACAGATTGCTGTCCTGATTCGATACGATGGCGTAGATATAATCGGGATCTCCGACCTCGGGAAGTTCGGGCACGAATTTGATGATTCGGTTTGCTAAACTTGCCAGATCGCTTGCGGACTTCGCCGCTTCCTCCGCACTCTTTGCAGCCTCTTCCGCAGAGTCTGCCGCCGCGTCCGCCAAGTCTTTCAGTTTCTGAAAGTAAGCCTCGGAGATCTCGTCAAAACTGACGACTTCCTCCCAGTATTCGGAATTGAGTTTCCCGTCGATATAAGGTTCTTCTTTATTGTTCGTCCGGATAGACTTGACAAATGCTCCGAACTCCCCGACAGGATAAAATGTGATTTCGTTCGCGCCGTATGTGTAGGCTGAGTTCCAAGCGTAGATAGCACGGGCGGCAAAAGCCCCGTTATTCAACTGCTTCTGCAACGACGCGATAACACTCAATATTTGCTCGTACACGTCTGCGCTTGGTTCATCTGGGAGTACGGCAGGCACTCCTTTGGCGACCTGAAACGACGTCGCGCTCGTGGCTGTGATCATGCCGTCTACTTCCGTATAGAAATAGAATTGTGCCGTGACCGTGCCGTAGTACTCCGTGATCTCCGACGGAACGGCATACGTCCAACCCGAATACTCTTCGCCCGTTTCTTTGTTTATGATGCCCTGCAAGGAATTCTGCTGCGTCATGGGTTCAGCGGGAACCACGATACCGTTGGGCAACTGAAACGCCACGGAAGCCGTAAGTCCGCTCGCAAACGGCGCGATGAGATAAATCGTGTTCGTATTCGCCGCGCCTTGGTAAACAGGCGACGGCAGATTCTTGATGATTGTGCCGTCGTTGTCCACAAAAAATATCATGCTTTAATCCTCCTTGGGTTGTATGCCCGTTAATTCCGTGTATTCCTCAAACAGCGAATGACCGTGGTTCAGTTCGTCCTGCGTCTTCTCTTCCGTCTCCGCTTCCAGTTTCTCCAACAGTTCCATAAACTCGGGCAAATCAGAACATATCTCTTTCGCCTTTCGGATCAGGTTCAACTGTTCCGTGTAACCTTTCACTGCATCCGCTTCCATTTTGTTGTTGTACATGAGCATTGAGCCGAGTTCGAGCAATACGTTCTCCTGCTCGCCCGTCATCTGATCTCCGTCCATACGTCCTCCTTGAATATCTTTCTTTTTTTGGTAAAATAAATCGGCGTGAACTGCTGTCCCGCCGATATTTCCATGTTTTGCGCGATCAACACGTCTCCGCCTTTGACCTCACTCTGCGTGAATACGTTTCCCTCTTCGTCCTCAACTTTTTCTTCTTTTCCCAAAGACTGCTGCGTCACGATCGCCCAAGCCTTACCGTTTGCGGGGAAATTCCCCGCAGTTACGCTGAACTTGCCCGAGCCTGAATTGATAGCAATATCCATGCTCGGCAACGTGGAAAGGTCGACGTCAAGGCTTCCCTGCACGTGGTTGATAAACTTATTTAAAGGCTCGTCAAACACGTAAAGTTTTGCCGCGAGGGATTTATCTACCCCGCGCACTAACGGGCAGTACGCCGCCAATGCCGAGCCGATAATGAGGTTCTGTACGTTCGTTACGAAGTCTATCTGGATATTCCCCTGTAATGCCTCCCGGTTGTCTTTGCGGAGGATAACCGGTTTATCTAAATTTGTAGAGAAGTAAGAATCGTTTGCCCTTCTCTCATAGCCGCGCGGTAATCTCGTCCCGATTTCTTCCTGCTCTCCAAAATTGTCTATCGGTTCGCCTGCGGGTTCTAAATAGAAGTTGTAATAATACATCCTGCCGTAATAATCAGGATATTGATAGTTGTTTTGGAAATAACCTTCAATATCTGAATAATCTCCGCTTCCTTTTTGATATTGCGAGATAGCGCCTGCGGAATAGTTATCCTCATATCTCCATGCAAAGGACAGGGAATTTCCGAACGCTGACGAAATCACGGGTAAATTTACGAGAGGCAGCGGATATTCGTTTTTTTCGTAAGTAGCCTCGTAGACATTCAGCGATGCTATCGTAAAGCTTGTATGTGCTACTGCCACCCACTCTTCCGCATCGTATGTAGCGCTGTTTCCGGTAAACGAAACATCCACTCCGTTTTCTTCCGTTGCGCCATCGACATAAAACCGGATTCTCGCATGCACCGTTTTCGTCGCATCAATTTCTTCCGTAACTGTAAAAGTAAACGTTTTGGTCGCGTTGGAATAACTCGACTGTACTTTATCCGTTATATCTACCTTTGTAGAAGATAGCACAGGTTGTTTATACGTTCCTCCGTATACCGAAATGTTTGTTAAAGGTTGATAAGGATAATCCTGTAAAAACGTCTCTTCTACCGCATTCATAAAGTTATTGCTTATCAAACTGTCTTTGTCCGGCGTTTCCTCTTTGCCTATTACGATGTATTCACGATATAAAAGGTTTCTTTCCACCGCTTGCGTTTGGGATATCTCCGAAAACCGCTTGACCGAAGATATTCCGATATACTGGGAAAGCCTGTTAAAATCCTTGGAAAGACCGATTGTGCACTTGATATAGGTCGGCAGATACTCCACAGATACCGCCGAGATATAATAATCATCGTCGTACATTTGCCCTGCTTTGGGGATATCCGAAAGCCTTGCGAGATTATATGTAATTGACTTTTCCACATTCCCGATGCGTGCGATAACGCCCTTTAAATTCTCTCCATAATAGCGGCTTTCAATAACATTGGATTGTTGGTTATAGATAAGCGCAGCACCATAAGGATAGTCGGGATAATAGGTTTTCGTCTGTCCCACACGCGTATTATAAAACGGCATATAGGTCACTCGGAAAGCAAGCAACGGATATTTGGTTGTATCTATGCTTAGTCCTGGCGTATTTGTCGCTTTACGAAGAATGTTAACGATTGCATAGTTTTCAAACACAGCAGAAATTGGGTTTTCAGGTTTAAAATTTAATGCTGTAATATTCTTCTGACCTTGCGTATAGGAAAGTCCAAATGCCTTTGAATAGGGATATTCGGAATCATACGAGGATAGTTGAGTATTATAAACAGACGATTCAAACACCCAAGGTGTTATGTTAATATTGGGTTTATTGTTATTACCGGGAATGTATCCGCACTCCAATTTCTCAATGCTGTAAATCGGGTATTGCGTCGGAATAATCATGTTCTCGTCCGTTATGCGCACGTACATGGTTTCCGTCCTGACCGTCTTAAAACCGTCTCGATACGGTTCCACGATAACGCCCGCAAGTTTATCCAGTTGATTGACGAGGTTCTCCGCATTGCTGTCGAGGTGCGATGCATAACTGTCTATGACCTGCGATACGGTGTTTCTTATGTACTTCCTGTGGAAGATATTGCTCTTCTCCGTCTGCCCGTAAAGGTCGAATAACACCTCGTAATAAAACTTCCCATTGCTGTCCTTTTTGATATCGAGACGCGGCTCTCCGTGTATTACCTTGCCGCACTCCTGCAAGCACTCGCGCAAAGTCTGTTTTGTAAAAGAGAACTGCGGGGCAAGGACGTTATCGAACATTGCCGCTTGTTCCTTGTTCAGTTTAAAGCGCGGCGTTTCCCCTAATCTGATAGGTTCCGCAAGGTCAAGCGTGCGATTGATAACGTCCGTGATTGTCCATTTTTTCAGGGGTAGTCTATTATCTACAGCAGTAAAAGTATAAATGGCTGTACTTTCAAATCTTGTATTAGAGCCAGGACTTGCTTCACTAAAAATATACTTATATGTTACAGTATAAGTCTGCCCTGATTGCAAATAAATGGTTAAACCGGTATCTGCGCCTTCATCATCCCCCGTTCCTGTACGATAATATGTTCTGCCAATTATTTCATCATATTGATTCTTAATCTCTAAGGCATAAGTATTAAAATGGGTAAAAGAACCCGGGTTTCCCGGTTCTTTATATGGAAATATTTTGATAACAGGATAAAAAACGAAATTTCCTGACGGCAACGGGCTCCTATAATCACTGGGGGTTGACTCCTTATAACCGCCTTGTATATGCGTTTCAGGGGTCGCGATGCTTGCATTTACTGTATAGTTTCTACCAAAATCATTGGTAAACGTAATAGTATCGACGACTATGCACTCTAAAATTTTGGTAACTTCGATGATATACAAATCATGATTCCAACGATTAGCACCGACAGGGCTTTCGGTCGCCCCCGTGTCATTCGCCACGACATATCTTTTAATCTGTTTTTGCGTATTCCACGAAGTTTCAGCAAAATACAGTTCATTGCTGAAATGTATCTCCACAGGAGTTAAAGGTTTAAAGTTCTTGATAGGACAGTGGCGAAGAGAAAGATAACATTCGTCAAGTTGTTCGTCCAAAAGATTCCCCCATTTAATGGGCATGACCGTGAAGCAGGTCAGGTTAATACCGTTAATGTAAACGGCGGCGTTGTTTCGAATTGCCATATGATACTCCTTTACGCAAAAGAGGTTTTCCAAATTTGTTGAAAAAAATTAAAAAGTGTGTTATCATTAAAAAAAGAGGTGCAAAATGAGATATAAAAAATTAGTCAATATTTTACTTGTTACCATTCTAACTCTATCCATCGCCTGTCTATGTTTGACAATTACACCCTGTAAAGAAATTTGGGAATCTTATCAAATGTATATGTTAAATGATCCAACATATATAGTACAAGCGATGCGTAGCCAACTTTTGAGTAACGCGCTACAGATTACTTTTGCTCTTGCCTTTTCAGGTTTAATCGCAATTTTATCTTTTATTGCTTTTATTATTTCAATAACGCATAAACAAAACTTAAAGGACGGCGAGTGACCGTCCTTTTTTATTGATTCGGACTCCTTCGTCCTGCCGTACCTGCTCGAATATTTGCCATGCCGATGGAAACATTTTCAAGGTTCTGCTCCAAATCAAGCCTTACAGAGTTTTGTTGCCAGCCAATGAATTTCATGAGATAACTCAAACCTACCCCCGCAGCGGCAATGCCCGCTCCCGCAGGGCCTCCCATGATAAATCCCATAGCAACCGCTCCAACAGAACTCGCGGCTTGCGAACCTTCATTGTATACGAACTGTAACCGTTGCTGAAACTCAGACGCGCCCGTTTTTAAATTTACGTTTGATACTTCAAACGAAATATAACTGTCCGCAATCTGTTTGATTCCCGTATAAGCCATAAGTTTTTTAGCGCCCCGCACAACGTCCCTTGCACTGAGCGCACCGTCGCCGCTTCCTGTTCCGCCTGAACCTGAACTCATATCCGTCGAACTCTTTGCGACGGGAGTTTCGGTTTCCGCTTCGCTCGGCAAAACAATCTTGATAATATCAGCCATTACTTTTTACCTCAAAATCAATGCCGCTTCCTGTGATATTTACAGGCTTATTGGTGATCAAATAAACATGATATTTATCGCTTGTTTCATCGTAGACGATTGAATCAGGCTCTAACGATACGGTAACCGATTGTCCTGCCGTCCACTCAAATACCTTACCCGCTATATAAGCAAGGCAACTCTCGGAAACCGTAAAGGTCAACGATTCAAGCGTCGAGGATTCAACTACAAAATATCCGATCTGAAAACCGTTTGGAATATTTATAAGGTCGATATTATCTTGTAATTCCGCAATTCTGAAAGTGAACGATGCAATCGACACCCCTTGCATCGCGCCCGTTATGCGGGTCATTGTAACGAGATATAAGCCCGTTTCCGCATCCTCCGCTTTCCCCCATTTGATCTTAAGAAAATGCGCCACGTTTTGTTTCCCGTGCAATAAATAGGAGATTGCAGCCGATGAAGACCCATAGACAACATTGGAGGGAATAGTCACTTCAGCCGCGAATGCCGAGGAAACGGAAATTACTTTGGATACTTCCGAACCGCTATAGACGTCGGGAGTCATAACGCCGGCACGGTCGGGAATAAAAGATTGGAAGGGTAAAACCTCCCCATCCATTTCCACATCTATATCCAGAGAAATAATGCCGCCCTGTACAATGTTCGCCTCGATATATACGTTTACGGGGAGAGAATTACTGCGCCATGACTGTAGATCAATTCCCTGCGGAATTGCCACACCGGCAACTATACCGACCGCATATTCCACTCCATTTTCATCCTGCATCATGAATGCCTGATATTTTTGAAAATAGTTGGACAAAACATTCATGATATATTGTACGAACCAATACTGCCCGTTTTTGATATGATCTAAATCTTCGGCGGTTTGTTTTGCCGTAGTTTTAGGCGGGTCGACGGGAACGTCAAACTCTATCGTGATTTGATTTACGCCCATGACAAGCCTGTTCGCCGTTATAGTGTTTGCCGATACCTTAATATCGCCTGTTATGAAAGTATAAACGTCGTTTCCCTGCCTGATTGATTTTACCCGTTCCCCCGCAGTCGTCCAAAGTTTAAAACTTAGGTTTTCATAATCTAAAACAGCGTTCAACTCGTTTTCAAATTTATTTGCCAGTTGTTCTGTTGATATCATGTTTCCAATTTCCCTCCAAGTTTTCTCGCAAGTCTGTGCGTAAACTCATCCTGAAAAATCTCAAACCAACCTTCGTTCGGATTTTTCTTCCCGTTCCACCGCGCCGCTGTCCACGGAAGTTGAGTAAACCACACGTATGGAGCGATACTCTCGTCTATATAGGCGATAAATTCGTTCCCTTCAATACGATAGCGTAAAGCGTTAAATGCCATATTTCCCGTTGAACCGCCTTTCTTATAACGTGTACTCGGATTCGGAACGAACTCAGCCCTGATCTCCTCAACAGTCGCTATCGCCGCACTGATGATTTCATTCCTTGTCATCGCACTCCCCACTTATTTTCTTCCTCTACGAGCCGCAATACCAAAGTTGTACCCAAAGGAGTTCCAAACAATCGTAACGCCTGTTTGGACGCCGATTGATAATCTATCTCGATTTGTGCGACACGGAATAAACGACCGTCTGCAAGTAACATATAACTGCGGTTCTCAACGGGTTTTATCAAATCGTTTGTACGGATAACCACATTGCTCGCCTCTCCTTGAATATTTGAAAAAAGTCTTTTGTACGTAGAAGAGTACGGATTAACGTATTCGTAATTAAACACGATCCCTGACGGGTCTGCATCCGGACGCATAGCATAAAACTTCCCTGTAGCCGTAAATTTCGCTCTGGGATTCATCAAATCGAGAGAATCGAAAATCATATTAAAGCCTCCCTGTATACAAGATAGACGCGCCGAGGCACGGTATCACGGTATTTAATACGCTCTTGCACAATTCATTGATGGCGTTCTGCCTATCCTCTTTCACGGGCGAAAAGTAGCCGTTGCCGTTAAAACAGATATGTTCGGCTTGATAGAGCATCGCCTTCATGATGATCGGTCTAAGTTCAGGAATTTTGGCGATCAAATAATCCTGACGCAGATTATCCACATTGAATTCATGGATATACTGGTAGACCATGTCGCTCGTTGTTTTCCTCAGTTTTTCCACTACTGTTTCGGGATTCACGGTAGACGTGGCAAGAATACGCGCACGCACGTCCAATCCCGCTTTTTCGATCAATGCTTTTTCCGTAAGGATATAGTGTCCGCTCGGTTCGTCAAACACCATGAAATCGTCGGTATACGGATAAGTAAATTCAGGCATCTCAAATCTCCTTTTAATTATTTTTGGAAAGGGGCTCGGTAAAGCCCGAACCCCTCAGAGGGCTTACTTCGACGATTTAGCCGCAGCGACAGTGTATTCAAACGTAGAAACGTTGGAAGGAACACATCCCGCCTTAAGCGCGATGGCCTTTACGGTCGTCGCGGCGGAGATGGTAGGCTGTGCCGTACTGTCGACGTATTTCGTAGATTTGCTCGTCGGCGTAGTGCCGTCTACCGTGTAGTAAATATCCGCACCCGTAGTACCGGTTGCAAGAACGATTTTCGTTCCGCTCGTAACGGCACCGCTACCGGGCGTTGCATTGACGTCCTCAACCTGGGGAATACCGCTTTGGATATTGTCGCCGTTCGGCTTCGGCACGGAAGCAACCTGTTTGAATCCAACGACCTCCCCGTTCTCGTCGTAGATAGGCAGAGCGATCTTGTCTTCCTGTTTCTCCACTTCCGTAGGCGCGACAGGGCGCAGACGGGTATCGGCATTCATACCGAGCGTGGAAGTAAGATAATCGTTCGTGAGCGTGGATTTACCGATGACATAGGACTTTCTGAAAGCCTCATGCCCCCAGATGTTGAGCGGCTGCGCAAGCGAACCACGGGGATTCGGACAGTCGATGATCTTAACGCCGAGATCGATACCCGTCGCTTTTGCGGTCGCTTCATATGACAGGGCGATGGCATCCACGTTTGCAAACGCGCCCGCCTTAAAGCCGAGGTACTTCTCCGCCAACGTCCAAATATAATCGGGCGCCACGACGAAGTTAAGCCCCATAGCGTTGCCTTTGTAATTCGTGCCTACATATCCACGGTCGGACATACGCGCGTCGAGGTCATAATTTTTCAGCATTTCCTGCGCGAGATCGCCGCCGAGCATAATAACGCCCGATTTACGGTTGAAAATACCGTTGATGAACGAAGGACGTCCGATAACGGTTCTGCCCTGCGTGGAGTACGTGAACGCCCCGCGGACTTGGTCGCCGTTGTCCATAAGAGCATTGACGCTGTTGAACAGGGTTGCATATGCGTTGTCCTCCGTCAAATCCCCTTCGTTCACGAGGTTGTTTCCGTCGTTGAGGGAACGGAAGAAGGCGTATGCAATGACTTCCGCAAGCGTAGAACCCGATCTGTCCATCGCCACACGCTTGGAATAAGACGCGATCTTCGACGCCATGATATCCATCGGAACGTACTCTTTCGAGATATCGGGGAAGATCATCATCTGGTCGTTCACCTGGTTGGTGTAAACCATGAACTCATCGTTTGCGGGAAGCAAAGGCGCATTCGCATTGATCACGCCCGCATTGCCGTCTGTACCGGGTCTGCCGCCGTAAGACAAGGTACGGGAACCGAAAGGCAGCGGCGTATCGAGCATAACTCTTACCGCCCCTCCGCGTTCGGGATTCGCCGTATATTTCCCCGTGACGGACTGTCCCTCACGGAAAATCTCTTCGATATAGATGCTCTCCGCGATCACACGGGAGAGTTCTACGTTTACCATCGAGCCGTCCAAATAGAACCGCCCGTTTTTGTCCGTCTGGGTCGCGCCCAGACCAAGTAATGCATCCGTAGTAAATTTGGACGCTACGCCATATGTACTGATAACTTTCGACATTCTTTTAAATCTCCTTATTTGTTAGTTGTAAATGTTTTCAAGCCGAGCCAACTCCGCGGCTTCTTCGCTCGTTGCCTTCTCCGCCGTGCGTTCACGGCGTTCTTCTTTCATTTCGGCATGCTGCTCAAACGCAGAAACAAGCCGTTCGACAGCCCCGACGAGTTTATCCACACGTTCCGCCAAACCGTCGCCCGATTCCTTTTTGCCTTCATCCTCCGCACGCTCTTCGTCGGCTTTCTCCGTGCCCTCCGATTCGTCCACGCGGTCTTTTGCGTCCTGCGAATTTTCATCGCCGTCACGCTTTTCCTGTTCTCCTACACTCTCGTCGATACGGTCTTTTTCCGTCTGACTGTCTTTGCCCTTTTCGGAAATGTCCTCTTCGGCTTTCCTTTCCTGCTTTTCGTCTTCCGTCATGTTTTCGGAATCCTCCTTTTTATTTTTGTTGCGCCAGCTAAATAATCCCATAGCCCGCTTCCTCCTTTATGGCATGAAAAAAGCACCCTCGCAAAGGCGCTTACAATAACTTTGTCCGCGACGGATAATACGCGCGGTTATTCAGTTTTGAAAACTCGATATAGGCTTGGTTCCATTCGATGGCTTTCTTCCGTGCCTCCGCATATCCTTTGGCATCCAGCCCTTTCAACTCGACAGCCTTCGTTCTCCACCGTCGGACATTGGCTTCCAGCCGCCGCTGCTCTTGCGTGATCTCGTATTCCCTGCGCTCTTCAACAACATTCGGCTTCGGGAAACGATATCCCGATTTATACGGAACAAGATAATGTCGGCAGTTGAATCCGAGCAAGCCGTTCTTATAGGTTTTCCCCGCCTTTGTCGTGTACAAAATATCCGTCGCATTCTCTAACGGTTCATACCTGCGCCCGTCGTCCGTCGTGCCGTAGGTACCGTCCAACGAATACACGCGCCCTTGCCATGGAGCGCAACGTGCGGAACAGTCCGCATGAGTCGAACAGATGACAAGGTTTACTCCCCGTGCTTTGAACCCTGAGATCTCGTCCTGATGCGCTTGATACCGCACCTCCATCTCCGCTCGGTTTCGCAATGTATTGCGCCCGCTCACGTCGTCGGGATCGCGTGCTTGCTGTGCCGCCAATCGGTCAAGCGCGGGCTTTACGTTCCGTTCCATATAGTCCTTTGAGAACTTCTGTAACGGGCTTCCCAGCAGCCGTGAGCGGTCATATCCCGCTTGTTCGAGTGTTTGCCTTGCGCTCTCTTTCTGAGCCTCTGTGGGCTTAATTTCGCGCCCATACGGCGTCTTGCCGTTCAGCAGGAACAATGCCGATAAAATAAAGAACTGCCAACCGAAAGAACGGAGCAGTTCCCTGTATTGTGCATTATAAAATCGTAACAAACTCTTTCGGGCTGCAAGCGCAAGAGCGGGGATTTTTATCTGTTTTTCCGCTTCACGTATGATCGCGGCGATCTTACGGTCTATGGCGGCCTTGGGCGTTTGTGCAAAGTACTCATCTTTCACTACCATCCTGATTTTTGTTTCCGCTTCTTCCAGCGCTATCGCCTGTAAATTGAGCGGTCGGTTCGCTATCACCATTGCTCAGATCCCTCGCATAATCTTCTTCGGAGTAATCGAATTTCTCCCGGTCTTGCCTTTCTATTTCCGTTGCCATGTTCTCCACCTCTTCTTCTCCAAGATCGGGCCAACGCTTACGCAGGTAATCGCGCAAAGGCAGCGTGCCTGTACGATAATCCTCCAACAGTTCCTGGTTTTCCCTCGCGCTGTTGGCGGACGCTCTGCCCCACTGTATCCCGACTTCTCCCGTAAAGCCATAGAAATAGGCTACGTCGGAAAGCATTGCGTTTATCGCCGTATTGGCAAGTTCGCGTTTGTTCGATACGCTTTTTTCCGTCGTACTGTTTTCGGAAGCGACCTCATCGTCTGTCTTGGTACCGCTCGAATTATAGGAAAGGTGATTTGCCAATGTGGAAGAACTCAGTCCCACCTTCGAGGCAAGCAGTTCAAGGTCAGCGTCGCGGATATATCTGTGCGCTTCGCCCCTGAGGTCGGGTTGGATAAACGTCGGCTTGACCATCTCTCCGTTGAGATTCGTATCAGGTAACTCTGTATAAAAGATATCTTCCAGCGGCACAGTTCTCGTATTCACTGCTTCGCGGAAGGTAAAGCCGTCCGCAAGCGTACCGGGTTGATTAACAAGCGCTATACGTCCATTCATCTGCTTCGGTATGATCGTGCGGGATTTCCCGAGATACTGGTCGACCTGTCCTTGCGTATAGTTGTAGTCGATGGAATATAACACGTCGAGTGCTGTGTGAAGCGTACTGTCGCTGTAACCGGGCAGATCTTGAAGAGCAACTGCGACAGATTTGTTTCGCACGTTGTAACACCCGATATTCCGCATCCGTTCAGGCATTCTGTACCATACCCCGGGGCGGATATCCCCATAGCAATATTCCCATTGCGCACGTACAATGCTTGGCACTTCTCTTTCTCCCGCCGTGCCCCAAGTCGGAGCCGTGACCAACGTGCCTTTCGCCAACTCGACTTTATAATACGGCACACCGTTCAGCATCATACGGATATCCCTTGCATAGTAAACTGAATCTCCCGCCACGAAACGGTTAAGGATCATGATCTGCGATATCTTTCCGCTCCTGCCGATTTGAAACACTACGCGGTTGACCGGGTACACCGATGCATAGATCTGCCCGTCTGCGGGCGTTAAGACAAGTATTGCGTTGCCTACCGAGTTTGAGTAGAAAAACATTCGGTTCAGCACATTGTTCAACTCGTCTGCATTCCATTGTTCCATGAACGCATTCGTACTTTCGTCATCCGAGTGTATCCGGAAACCTCCGCTCATACATTCTTTGGTGAATATGTCGCAGACGGTATATCCCATTCCTGTGGAAAAGAAATCATGGGAATGTAGATTTAACACGAATCCGCTCGACCATTGCTGCCACTCCCGAATATAAGCGATATAATATGTCTTATATCCTGTCGGTATCATATCGATAAACGCGCTGTCGTTTATTATATTTTGCATATTTTGCCAACGCGCTTTGAACATGGGCTCAAAGATCTCACGCGACGGCGCGTTCTTTAATGCCCTTTCTCTGTTTGATAATTCCATCTATCCCTCCTAAGCCGAAAACAACGGCGTATTGTAATAAAGTTTTGTTGCGTATTCCAAACTATCGATCGTATCGTCCCGCTGCTGTTTCTTGACGTCTCCCGTCTTTTCATCAAACACATAATTTTCGATATCTTCGATGAGTTGAATCGTATTTACGTTTTCGGCCACATGAAAATACAAGATCTTTTCGGATAGCATCGACCTTACACGCTTGATATCGCCGATTATACTCTTTTCCCTAACGAGGCACGTATCCTCGCCGCTGTCTTCCGCAAACTGCAATCGAAGCATCTGCCCGCCCTCTGCGCACTCAAATATCCAGCGCCGCGGAACATACTGTAAAAACGGAAACTTTTTTAAAAGCGTCTGCAAAAACTGTATCAACATTCTTGAAGCCTGTGCCGGGGATTGCTGCCCTATCTTTTGCGGATCTATTTCCAAGCAGTCCAGCACAACGGCAACGCCGCTGCGAAAAATCGCCAAAGGCGTTACACAGGTACTGTCGTTCACCGTTCCTTCGTCCAATCCGAGTACCAGTTCAGCAACGGCGTCGTTCCTGCGCTCTCCCATAAAACGAAATACATTTACCACATGCGTTTCGCGCTTAAACTGTGGATAAACCATGCCGCGGAAATTGACGGGTTCCCCAAGATACCAGTACCGATAATACTCGGGGTCGTCGCGCTTGAATTTCTCAATGTCTGCGATCGCTCGCGAAGATAACAGTTCCCGTATATCCTCCCACGTCGAATAGATGCGCGTCGCTCCGTTCTTGATCTTATCCCCGAAAAACTTATATACCCAATGGCTTCGGCTGAGTGGCGGGTTAAACGCGAAGATCGTCTTTGCATGGGGCAATAAAAAACGAGCCGCCGTAGAGGTCCAGCCCGTGATATGATTGTAATGTTTGACTTGATCGGCTTCATCCAGAATACAAAGAGCCAAGGTTTTATATTGGGGCGTAAAGCCTTTCGTCGCGGTCACGTCGTCGTCCGTCTTTCCGTTGATGCCGCTGAAATAACAAATAGCACCTGTCGCCAAGCATGTGACCTTCAACGGGCTTAACGACCATTCAAACAGTTTTTCTACACCCATAAGTTGTATCGTGCTTATGAGCGAACTGTATATCGTACTTCGGATATCTCCCGATTCTGCACGGCAGTACCATACGTTATTATACTTGCTTTGAAGCATGAGCGATATTGCAAGAACCTCATTATTGGTACTCTTCCCCGAATTTCGTCCGCTTTGCTCCACGATCTCCGATACGTTCGGGTCAAACAACGGCGCATATTGTATCGGTACGTTAATCATGCTTTTCCTCTCCGCTGCAATCTTTTACATTGATTTGAACAGTAACCCCGTTTCCGTTCAAAGGTGTATCGTTTTTCACGGCAAACACCTCTGACAATATTTTGAGCGCGCCCATTTTATCCCGAAGGTTTGCCTTTGCTATATCTTCCGCTGAAAGCGCCAGGATCTTCTCCATGAGTTCTTGCGCAGTTTGCTTTCTGCTATCGAGATACTCAAGCATGGAAAGCGTATTTTCTTCTTTTTTATTACGCAATTTTTCGCAACTTTTTTCGGTATTCAATATCGTAGATATTGCCTGACGCGAAACATGATATTTATCCGCAAGTTTCTGCTGTGATACCTTTCCGTCTCCCTCCACATATTCAGCGATGATCTGTTTCCGCTGACGGTCGGTCAACTTCGCCACATTACCGCCTCCTTTTTTTGTATGAAAAAAGCACCTCGCTTTCGCTTGGTGCTTACTAATTTACTTTTCTACGATTTCAAATTCATTGGGAGGAAATAGGTAATCCTCTCCTGTCTCATCAACAATCCGATACCATCCCCTTTCTATCTCCATGACCTCATATACTTTCCCTTGTATCAAGGATACTTTGTAATAATCTCCGATATACTTTACTTTCATTTTAACCACTTCTTAAATTTTATTTCTTCCTTTCCGCCGGCTTTGGTTTCATACCAATGCACTTCCGCGGTATGCTCTTCGCCACTTTCGTCCACCAATACCGCCCGAGCCTTTACCTTCATCCAACTACCCATCGGCTGATGGTATTGTTCCACTAATCTCTCTTCCTCATCAATTTTTCTTTTGCATCCTTTCCCGGCAAAAACTTCTTTATCCTGTAATTTACTTCCTTCTGCGAATCGGGCTTTTTTTCCGTTGGGTAACTCTATTTCATAATTGATCCACTTGGCACTTAAAGATCTTGGGAGAATCTCATCCTGCAATGAATATGTATCTTTCTCTCTCTCCAATCCCATGCCTGCAATATCTTTATCCGGCACATCCGAATAGATCTTGACTGCACTCTTTAATTTGTCTGTGAATTTACCTTCGTTATCCCTTGGATGTTTACTCTCTTCAAACATCGCTTTTCTCCCATAAGAAAAGCACTATCATTATACCACGCCTTTCCCGCGCCGTCAATGGTAGTGCCTGAATTTGATATTCTTTGACGCTACCATTATAGCACAGGAGAAACTATCATTTGCTATCGTCTTTGATTTTTGATGAAAGTTTTTGAATCGCACTATTTTGAATCCGATACGGCTGAGCTTCGGCATATCCATATTCCTGCCGAATTTTATACCAAGACTTTCCAAGCATATATCGGTCAATGATAATCGCCTGTTCCATCTCGGAGAGATCGGCTAAGCGGTCGGCTATGTAATCCTCGATTTCCACAACCTCGTTAAAAGTTTCTTCGAAACTCTTTTGCAGCCGTTCCATATGCTCGACGAATACTTCTGCGATAAACTCTTTATTGCCGCCCTGAACCGCTATCTTGCTGTAATCCGTGGCTTTCAGGCAATCTATCTGATCGTTCGCTTGCTGTATCTGTTCTTGCTTCCTTTTCAAGAGCCGTTTTTTTGCTATTAAACTGTCAAGAGCCTTCTTGGTTTCTTCGTACGTCATGCTTCTCCTTTCATACCCGGCACCCGCGCGGAGATGCCGAGCCTCTACCGATTTTTGGGAGTTACCTCCGTTTTTTATTTCACAACCGCCGCGCCGTGTTGCGTCACTTTAAGAGTTCGGGGTTATCGTGAATGTTGCCGATGACTTCCGCATTGTAATAGCAGCGGATATGGACAAAATCAAATTTTGAAATGCGCTTATATTTTCCCCTGTAATATACTTTTAGTTTATAGCCTCCCGTATTTTTATCGTGTTGAACGATAGCACAATCTGTCCGTTTTAATTCTTTATAATTGCCGTTTTCGTCTTTTATCCAATCAGTTTTCACGGTTGTTGTTATTCTTACAATATCCCCTTCGAAGATCTTCTTGCCGTTCTTGTCCGTGAGTCCTGTGTACTGCCCTGCGGTTTCGGGGGTTATTTCAGATGAATATGGCAAAAAATCAAAATCATATATGTACCATTTATCAAACTTTTTTACAAGAAAACCTTCAATCCACTCGCCATTATCAGCCCGCTTTCCTCTAAACAAACTTTCTCTCATCTCAAAATCCTCCAATCGTTCGCCTTCTTCCAATCCACGAACTCCGCGTCTATGTAATGCGTTCTCTTGCACTTCGGACATACAAGCATATCCTTGCTGTCCAATGTTATCTTCCTGCCCGTCAACTTATGACCGCAGGGACATTCAAACGATTCTGCTTTCATATCTGTATCTCCATAATTTGCTCTAACTTTTGCTCTGATTTGCTATGATAATCATAGCAATTCTTCTACATAGCACCACGACTGCGGCGGGTTTACTATCTTATATGTACCATCACACGAAAACTCGTGCCGCTTACATCTTTCAAGAGGGCCATACTCACACTTATGACACTTCCTAAACCACTCTAACTCTTTCGGCTTGTCGTAGATTTTCAAATCGGAGATGTGCCAGCCGTAACCTTGCTTTTTCCCTTGCAAATAGTTATCTAAAAATGCATAATCCCCGTCTGTTCCTGCGTATAGGTTTATATGGCGAAGCAAAGCCCAATAGTCATATTCCCATTTGGAAATATCTTCAATTTGATCGCACACGAACTCGCCGATGACTTTACTGTTAAGTTCGTAATCGCCATCGTGTAATTGGTGAGTAAATCCATAATCTACCAATATTTGCCAAGTTTGTTTTGGTCTGTCATTTAACCATCCAGCATCTACCTTTTGCTTGATAAGGCGAACTCCATTCCAACGAAACAATCCAATCTCGTTTCCCTTGCTCGTTATCTGTTTTCCTCTACCGCCACTACAATAGATATAGCACTTAAACGGCGTATCAATCTTCGGGCGTGTTTTCCGTACCTCAATTGTCTTTTTCCCGCTTGCGATCAGCTCGCACCATTTCGGCTGGATCGATATCAATACTGCTTTCATCTCTGTACCTCCATATCAAACAGTGATTCACCCTTCGGTAACTCTTCATATAACCAGTAATTAAAATACTCTGTTCCGTTTTTAAATCCGTATTTGTTGGATAGGTTTTCTCGTTTCCTCAGCTCCATGATATCATCGCAAAGTTTTATAAATCTTGCCTTGTATTTCGGGTATCTCTCAAATTCGAAAACACGATGTAATCTAGCCATCGGACAGCCGACACAACCCACTCTGTCGAAACCTTGCGAGTATAAAGGATTTATTTCTAACCGTTCACTATGGATATAATTCCAAAGATAATTGTCGTTCCAGTATGCCAGAGGATTTACAATAAAGTAATTCTTTGTATAGCAGGTATCTGTCTGCCGTACTTCTTCGCTCTTGTCAAAATGGAATAACTGAATATCCTTATAATTTTCCTTATCCCGCATCTCAATACTGTCACGGTTCAAGGAACGTCTTACACTTTCCGATTTTCTTACACCGAATGAATGCGTTGCAAATTTCAGTTCGGGTATATCCCGCTCTTTCAATTCACTGCAACAAAATCGGGCAAACCTTGACGGCAACATTTTCTTTTTCAGGCATAACGACCAAAACGACATCTCGGGGTAATATATCTTACAAGGTATCCCCTGCGCTCTCCATTCTGCTAACTTTCTGCGCACGTAATAAACCGTTTCGGGAGCATCAAGCGTTGTATGGTTATGCCTGACCATGAATTTAACACCAGACTTACGGAACAGGTCAACGAGTACATCGCTATCCTTTCCACCGCTGTATCCTACGACATATCCGACTGGGTTCCTTTGCAACGCTACTTCCTCAAAGGTCTTGATGAGTTCGATAGACTGGTTGTACATCGACTGTTCTGTACCGTCGAATATAGATTGTTGGTAATGGTCTATCATTCCTCCTCTCCTTTCAGTTCCGCAAGCCGCGCTTCGGCTTTATCAAGTGCATCCTCAAACATCTTAAGTTGGCACCCGAGGGTTACATTATCAAATCTTTTACGAAAATCTTTATCGAGATTCAACTTCGAGAAAAAATCCATATATACCTTCTTAAAGCTTATTTTATACTTCTCCAACCTCTCACGCAGGGCGGCGTTTTCGGTTTTGAGTTTGGCAATCACTTTATCCATTTCTGAAATCAAATGATTTACTTCATCTACCGAATATACTTTTTCATCATCCGTCATTTCCCTTCCTCCGACAACTCTTTTTCGGCTTGCTGCATAAAGAAACCGTGTACACCCAAATCACTTACTATCGCTTGTTGCGATATTCCTTCATGCTCTCTGCCGTTCAACGCTAATATGTACGCTGTTTCGCATAAATCCAACGCTCTCTCCGCCACTTCCGCGCGGTGTTTCATTTCTTTATATTTTCGAATGGCTTTGTCAGTGACAGTTTTTGCAGCAAATTCAGCGGCTCTCGCGCGGTTTTCATTCTCTTTCACATCGCCTATCCCCGCCGCGATAAGGGCATCGGCAAAATAAGGTATTAGTGCTTGCTCTGTAAGGTTATTAAACACGTCACATAATTTTTGCGGCATTATTTTTTCTTTTCCGTCTTCGCCAACATAAACAGGTGTAACTTCACGTGTGATAAAATCTCTATGTAATATTTCCATAATCTTCTTTTTCAGTTCGTCGTTGTTCATTCTTCCACCTCAAAACGGGATTCCCTCATCATCGTCGAACTCTTCCATCGCCGCTTTCTTTTTCGGCTCGTCATTCGCCTTCTGTGACAAGAACTCTACTTCCTCGACAACCACTTCGGCAGCCGTCTTCTTCGCCCCGTCATTGCCCTCGTACTGCCTCATTTCGATATGTCCCGATATTGCGACCTTTTTCCCTTTCGAACAGTACTGCGCTATGTTATCCGCCAACCCTCTCCATGCCTTGCAGTTGAAAAAGTCTGTTTCCTGTTCCCCGTCCTTCGCATATCTCCGTTTCACCGCGATGCTGAAATTACACACAGATATCCCGCTTTGCGTTTCCTTCAATTCGGGGTCTTTTGTTAAGTTGCCGATTAAAAATACTTTATTCATGGTGTCTCCTTATTCTGTTATCTTCCCCGCCCATTGTTCTGCCATTGCCCTGGCTATTCCGGGAAATGTTTTACTTCTTAACTTTTGGCTGTGGGCTACTCCGTATGTATGTCCGTCTTTTGAGGTTGCCGCAACCCATGGAATATGCTCGTATTCAATTAAAACAGGCATTAACGGTGGTAATCCTTTCAGCCACAAGTATGTTCGTTTTGTATATGGTTCTCCGAATTCATAAGGCTGTATTATGCAATCCGGTCTGGGTAGTTTTAATATTGACAGCAGCATCGGGTTTTCCACACATATTTTGGAGCAGTCTGCATTCAGAAATTTCATGAAAAACTCTTTGGCTTGTAGTGCTTTTATATAACGCTCTCTGTTTATTTCTCCCTTCTTCGGATACATCCTGTTCGCTCCTGCATTGGATAGGTACGTACATGGCGGATGTGCGATGATCATATCCCATTTCATCTTCAAAAGTTCCAGTGCATCACATTGCAGATGCCATTCCGGATGCCCTCCGCTGCAAGCCTGTATATCGCAACTGTACGCTTCGTGCCCCAGTTTCCGCATTTCTATCGTTACCGCCTGGCTTTCTTCGCACGCTACCAATATCCGCATCTCTCCTCCTAAAACGGGATACTCCCTACCCGTTCCAATCTATGGCTCTTGCCTTTCAGTTCAAACTTCCTCGTAGACATCTCAGTGATGCGCTCGACCGTTTTCAGCATGATGCCGCGTTCGTCTACCAGTTCCTGTAAACTGTAATTGCTCGTAAAGATCGTCGGCTTTTGACGGATGTACCTGCCGTCGATGATTTGAAAGAATTTGTCTTGCGCAAAACTCACCGCCTCGCTCGCCTTCGTGTATTTCTCCGTTCCGATATCGTCAAATATCACGAGGTCTGACGTCACGTATCTCTCGATGATCGGGCGTTCGCTTCCACGCTGCGAATACGCGTAACGTATCTCCGTAAGAATCGTGTTCACATTCACGAACATTACCTGTTTCCCCGCGTTCAGCAGCATATTCCCGATACACGCCGTCAGATACGTTTTTCCTGCCCCGCTTTTCCCGTATAGATACATTCCCATTCCTTTCGGCTGGATCTTTTCGTAATTCACCGCATACATCAGGCAAGATTGAAAGACTTCTTCATTCTCTTTCGTGACGTTGAATTTATCGAAATCTGCGGCTCTGTACCTGCCTTCGATCCCCGACATCCGTTTTAGTTCCGCAATGTCCTCAACCTTATCCCCGTCGTCCTTTTTGCACTTACAGGTACACGGCAGCCAACGTTTGGCTTCTCTCAGAAAAAACATGACAGGCTCCTTGCACGTCCTGCACCGCACGATACCCTCGCCGTCCAGATATGTATTCGGGCGTTTCAGCATCTTCTGTGCATATTCGCCTTTATCATTCGGTTTCCAGAAACCCTTTACGGCGCTGTCTAAGATTTCTCCTATGGGCACTAAATCCGACACTCTTTCCATTTCACCCTCCGTCAATCGTACTGTATATCGGCCAGCGACGAACCGTCAAACTCGTCGTAGCCGCTTTTCTTCACCCGCTTAAGCGGTTCTTCCTTCTCCCAATCGTCATACGCTCCGTCCAGGATATCGGCATAGTGCTTGATAAAGAACCCGATATCCTTCCTCTTCTGCAATATTCCCTTGGACTTCTCAACCCTCGCCGACAACTTATCCCAGTCTATCGCACTCAGTTGTCCGCCGCTGTAATTCCCGATCGCATTGGAATTAATCTTCCAGCGTTGTAAAAACTTTTCAATGGGTGTATTCTCGCGCGCATGCGCATTTACATTCCTTTCTTTTTCTATTCCATTCATATTCTTTTCTATTCTATTGAGCGACGAGCCCTCGTCGAGCCCTCGTCGAATATTCGCCGTATTATCCTCGATTTCGTGATTTTGCGTATAGTTCCCCCTTTCCCCCATCAAATCTTTATGCGGGGGATCAGGAATTTTCGATGGCGTCGGACGGTCTATCTTTTGCCAGCGCAACCAGTTTTCTAAGAGATAAAAGTTATCGCCGTTGACTTCATAGAAAATTATGGACATATTAAGTGCTATCTCTGATAGGGCTTTTTTAATGTCGGTAACTCTCCTGTCCTCGTCGTTCGGGAACAACCTTGACCTTATAAAACCTGCATTGGCTCTTCCTTTACCGCTGTCGTCTGCGTTTGAGATAAGCCCGATAAATATAAGCTTTGCAAAATCACTTAATTTCGAGAATGACGATGATTCCCATATTTCAGGGCTGATCATTCTCTTTCTTGCCAACTTTACACCTCCTCTATTTCGACCTCTACGAAGTCAATATCGCTGTCCTCAAAATTGTCTGTAAAGCCTTTTACGTACCTTCTGCTGTCCTTGGGTATCACGCCCTGTTTCTGTAATGCGTCGAAGATGAATTTCTTTGCGGAACAGATATTGTCGGGATCTCTGCGATACGTTCTCTCATGCCAGACGAACCTGTATCGGCAAGGCTTATCCGTAGGCTTCAACAATCCTTTCTGCATCGCGCTGCGGATAAACCAACCGATCGTTTCGTCGACGTCTGCCTTCATCTTCGCGCCGCGGAACTTGTTCGCCCGGCACGCATCCTGATATTCGTTCAGGCTCGGCAGTTTCGCTTTAATTACCAGTTTCATCATCTTTGAACGGTAGTTCTCCATCATCATTTTCCTGCATTTGCTTTTTGAAACGATACTTTAATACCAATGCCGCTGCCTCTTGGTATTTCTCGACTTTCGCATTGTTCTTAACAAACAGTAACTGTTCCTGAGACATAGTGCCGATTTTATATTTTACATTCTTGATTGTGACTTCCGTCTCCATCGCCGCTTTCAGTTTCTCCTCAGCACTCTGTGCGGACGATTGTCCTGCGCTCGTCTGTTTCCCCGAGGCTTGCCCTCTCGCCTCTCTGTTGCCCGTTTTTGAAGGCGGTGTGCCCTTTTCGTCGCTGTCTGCGTCCTTCGTATCGTCGATGTTGAATAACCCGTTCAGGGCGTATTTGCGGGCGTAAGAACTTGCCGCGCCTGTTACTTGCGAACCATCCATTCCTTTCTTTTCTGCTTCCTCGCGTGCATATGCTGTAACAGTATTGATGATATCGCCCGTTTCGCTGTCATATAGCGTCGCTGTGGCTTGTATGTAGTATCTCTCGCCTATTTGTACTATTGCGTCTGAAAGTGTCAGACAAGCCCCCTCACGGGCGCATAACGGCTTTACCGCTTCCAATATGTCCTCGCAGTTCCGGTAGTTGTATTTCCCGAAAGAGTTGTACTGCGACTTGGGCGCTTTTAAATCCTTCTGGATATTTATTAACTTCTGCATCTTCATATTTCGATGTCCTCCGTATCCCATGTATCTGTATTTTTGATATGCAATCCGCCGCAATAGGCGTTGCCGTATATGAGTTTGCCGATCTCTTTCATCAGTTCATCTTGACGGAGATAATCTCCGTGGATGCCAGCCTGACGTGCTTTTTCCATTAACTCTTTTAACTTCTTTAAATCATGCTCACCCACAACTTGCCTCCTTGGGGTTCATAGGACAATCCTCCGAGGGATACGGTACAAAATTAAACAAATAATACGTGCCGTCCATGTAACAAGGTTTGTTCTTTGTTTCCAACGACTTCCCCGTCGCTTTGCAGATCGGGTCGTCCACATAGTAACAAAGGTTCGGGCATCCGCCGCAGCCATGTTTGCACCTCGATTCCCATTGTTCCCGACGCTTTATCTTTTCCTTGGCTGCCTGATCTATCACGAGCATTTCGCTTACTTTCGACTGCAACCGTTTCCGCCATTCATATACCGCTTCATCTATCTCTATGTTATGCCTTTCGGCATCCCGTAACATGGCGTTCAAGGTTTTCAGATCATCGCTCGCCTCACCGAGCGTCTTGTATTGATAATCCATTGATCGGACGAGCGCGTAACGTGTATCGTATCGCACTCCGCCAACGAAATACTTATACTCTGCCCCGTACCAAAAATTGCTGTTTTTGTTTTCCAAAGAACAGACGATTCTGTTGTTTTTCACATAGATTTTCATGCGTACCTCCTCGGCATTTCCTTCCAGAACCTTCCGACGAATTCGTCATACCCCATAAGCCTCACTACGGGGCTTTCATTGCCTACCAATATCATCTCTTCCCGTACTGCCTCGATTGGCTCCGTGTCCGCTATGTGAGCGACGTATTCTGATGCTGTCATATCAATCCTCCGCCACGTCCAAAACTTTTATTTTGCCTCTATAACAGAATATCGTTCAGTAGGTATGCCGTAATAATCAAAGTAATCCTGAACATGTATTCTGCCCTGTATATTCAGCCTATCGTATTTACGCCGAATATTTCTGATCGTCTTCGCGGCATCTTGGTACGATAAGCCAAGTAACTTTTGCATATCCGCGATTGATAAATATTCTTTACTGAAAATTTCTTCTCGTTCTGAATAAGTCATGGTACTATCCTACCTTAATATCTTGCAAACAAATATTCCAATGTCTTATCAGGAAAAAATTTTTGCTGTATAGCAAACATTTCTTCACATGTAAAGTCTGTATTCCCATGTATTTTTTTTGAAAAGGATCTGTCTGTGATACCTAATTCTTTGGAAACACGAATTTGCGTAATATGTGCTTTTTTTAGTTCCGTATATAAATTCGCAAACATCTATTCACCTCCATATAGTCCGTATTTGGAACTTTTCGTTAATATAATAGCATTAAATTTAAAACTTGTCAATCCTTTTTCGGAAAAAAAGTTGAAAAATTAAAACTTTTATTCTATTATGTAAGTACCAAATAAAAGCATGGAGTGAATGATAATGGAAATAAAAGAAATTAAACAATATTTAAAAGATCATGGAATTACTTATAAACAACTTTCAAAAATGTGTGGTGTACCTGAATCTACGCTGAAAAACATCTTCGGTGGTTTCACTGAACATCCCCGTGTTGATACTATGGATGCAATAGAAAACGCCCTCGGCTTAAATGAATTCCCTGTAGTCCCAGAAGAACTAAAAAAAATCCCCGTAGCGTTCTACGAGGGATTGGATGGTCTGACTGATGAAAGCATGCAGGATATTCTGGAATATATACAATTTGTAAAGGAAAAACAAAATAAAAAATAATAACTTACTTAGGGAGGAAATGATGGAAAAATATCATACAATTTACTTTTATGATTTGTATAATTTGACTCAAAATGAAACAGTCGATCAAATATTTTTCAACAGCTTTAATGAAGGTAATAATGGCTATATATTTCATATAAAAAGTAAAAAATACAATTTTGATATTATAGAATTAGATGAAGACCATTGCTTTGGTAGGCTTTCAAAATATGAAGATTACAAAGAATCTATGACTACTATAATAACAAAAAAAGATGAGCAACCACTTAACCCATCTGATTACATTTTCGAAAAATTTACATTTTTCTTTATAAAATTTAATAGAGATAAATCTAAACCTTCTAAACTCTCCGTAATTAATAATATTGGATTAAAAATTGAACAATGTTTTACTGAATACTTTTTATTAAAATATAAAATGTTGCCTATTTTAATAAAACCCACCATTACGCCAAATATTAAAGATCAGATTAAGAACTTAAAAAAAGTTTCAAAAATAGATTGTACGTTAAGTGATACTACCTTAAACAATAACCAAACGAGTTTTTTACGTATTTTCGATTGCTCATGTTATTTCAAAAAATTATCTGCAAAAATAACATTTAGGGAAAAAAATCCAGAGAAATTACAAGATATCATAGATAACGCTAATGTTACTTACTCGCATTTAAAAATAACCGGCTGGTCTGAAACAGGAAAAGAATATATAAACGTTCTTGAAAGAATATTTACAAAAAGTTCTAAAATTGAGATGCGCTACATATCATTGCAAAATTTCGAACCAATTAAAAAGGCGCTGAATGATTTCAGCGCCCTCTAAGAAACAACATTGTAATATAATACATAGCAACGATCTCTTGCAGTATTCCCCATATTAGGAAAAATATATTAACTGCAAAAATATCAATGAATAGATAAATGATAATACCTAAAAAAAATGACATCATACCTACTATCATTAGGAAGGATATTATTTTATCATACTGATACTGATGCAATCTTTCTTTAATTTCAGGTCTTAAAGGTAAAGCAACAAAAATGCCTAAGGCCGCCAACGAAAAGCCTAATAAAGAAGAATTTGTTTCAATAATACCATACTCACGGTAAACTTCCAAAAAAAATAGCGTTAAAGAAAAAACTACGGAGATGAAAAGATTTATAAAACACAAAAATGTCAAATAGGAAAAATTATTTTTAAATTTCATTTTATCACCTCGTTATTATAATACAAACAAATGTTCAAAATGTCAACTTTTTATGAATTAGTTTTATAAATGTTGACAACGTATGACATATATACTATGGTATAATACCCTCGAAAGGGAGGGAAGAACTTATGGACTTAATTCAGTTATATGAATATGCCGAACAAAAAGGCATTACGGTGAGTTCATGGAAAATTGATAACAGAAAAGCGTGCGCCATCAAAATGGGACAAGATTACCACATACTCATGAATGACCGACTTATCGACGGCGAAAGAGATGAACGTGTTGTCCTTGCGCATGAGTTAGGACATTGCCGTAGCGATCGCATGTATTACTTGCAGGATTACTGTAATCCATTGTATAAAGCGAACATAGCGAAAGCCGAACGAAAAGCCCATTATGAGACATGCCGATTACTTATTAAACCCGAAGAATTAAAAAAAGCACTTCGAGAAAATGATACTGAGTATAACGCCGCAGAAAGCCTGGATATTGACTTATTCACATTTCGAGATGTGGTTGAGTATTACCGTATCAAAGGGGTAATTTAAATGGAAACGAAATTACAGTTATTCAATAATACTAAAATCAGAACCGCATGGAACGCTGACGAGGAAGAATGGTATTTTTCAGTCGTCGATGTTGTTGCCGTCTTGACGGACAGCGAATACCAAGCCGCTCGTAAATATTGGAATAAGTTAAAACAGCGACTGTCCGAAGAAGGAAGCGAGTTGGTGACATTTTGTCACCAACTGAAAATGACGTCTCCGTTAGATGGAAAAAATTATAAAACCGATATTCTAAGCACCAAAGGAATCCTGCGCCTTGTTCAGTCCATTCCGTCGCCGAAAGCCGAGCCGTTTAAAATGTGGCTGGCTCAGGTGGGAAGCGAGCGGCTGGACGAAATTGCCGATCCCGAAAAAGCGTTCGAGCGCGGCGCCGCATATTACCGCGCCAAAGGCTATCCCGAGGAATGGATCACCCAGCGAATGATGACGATCAAGGTACGCAAGGGACTGACAGACGAATGGAAAGAGCGCGGCGTTCACGAGGGAAAAGAATACGCCATTCTCACCAACGACATGACGAAGGCATGGAGCGGCAAAACGGTTCAAGAGTATAAAGAGTTCAAAGGCATCAAAAAAGAGAGCCTGCGCGATAATATGACGGATATTGAGTTGGTTCTCAATATGCTTGCCGAAGTCACGACAACGAACCTTTCCCGAAAAGAAAAACCGAATACTTTTGAAGAAAACAGAGCCATCGCAAAGCGTGGCGGCAGCGTCGCAAAGCATGCCCGAACCGATTATGAAATAACTACGGGAGAACATGCTGTTTCCCCTATCAATGCCAATACGAAGGAATTGCTCGATACAAACTTAAGAAACGATACTGAAAAAGAGTAAATATGCCGAACGCTGAATTTTATATATCTTCAACGAAATATACCCTGCAAGAGCGGATGACAAAGCGGGGAAAGGTTTACGACGTCGTATTCCGTATCGTTACCTTAGACGGCATCGAGAAACAAAAAAAGTTGTCGGGTTTTGCCAACAAGACGCTTGCAAAACAGGGGTACACTGATTTCATCACGAGCAAATGCGAACTGGTAAAAAATAATCCGATCAAGAAAAAAGATCCCCGCAAACAAGACTTGCTTGTCGGAGATCTTATCCGAGAACATATCGCATCTTTATTTAATCAAAACAAAGACAGTTCAATATATGATAAACAGATCATACTACGATCGTTTATATTACCGAGATATGAAAACACTAAAATCGAAACCTTAACGAAAGAAGAGTTATACCGTTGGCAAGACGATTTATGGAAAACCAAAAACCCGAGAACAGGAGAATATTATTCCTACAAATATTTAAATAAAGTCAGAGCGCATTTCAGTTCTTTCCTTTCTTGGTGCGAAAGCCGATACGGATATACGAATAATCTTCTCAATATTGATAAACCGAAAAAGCGTTCTCCAAAAAGGAAAATGCAGTTTTGGACAAAAGAACAGTTTGGACATTTTATTTCATCTGTAGACAATCCTCTTTACCACGCCTTTTTTACCCTTCTTTTTTATACCGGAAGAAGGAAAGGCGAAATATTCGCGTTGACACCGGAGGATATTGAAAAGGATTCAATCATATTTGATAAATCCCTTACCCGAAAAAATTTCGGAGAAGCGTCCTATAATATCACTTCGACCAAAGCGGATAAAACACAAAAAATCCCAATTTGCAAAGCAGTTAAGGAAGAACTTGCTATTTATAAAGGAGAGTCCCCTTTTTTCTTCGGAGGCGATAAACCTATTGCGGACAACACATTACGCAGAGTTTTTATAGCCTACTGCAAAAAGGCGGAAATGAAGCCAATACGTATTCATGATCTTCGCCATTCATTTGTTTCGATGTGCATACATCTCGGTGCAAATATTATGGTCGTGGCGGATCTCATAGGCGACACAGTTGAACAAGTTACAAAGACCTACGGGCATCTGTATGAGACCGATAAACGGGAAATAATCGATAAAATTTGAGCCAAATTTTTATTGAAATGTTACTATTTTGTTACTAAAACAAAAATCATACAATATATAGTATGTTTATATAGATAAATATTACAATATATTGTAGATTAAGGTATCCCGCCTTCTGCGCCAATTCGCAAAAAAGCCTGTTTTTAAGGGATTATCCTTATAAAACGGGCTTTTTTCATAAATATTTAATGTGTATTAAAGTGGGTTTTAGTGCATTTTGTTACTAAATTTGTTACTTTTTTATCCAAACCATAATATATAATAGATAAAGTATCTCAATCAATTTCAACACTTTCTCGACACTGCTCTTTTAAAGGGCAGTTTTTTTATAATATTTTTGGAAAACTATTGACAAATTTTACCAAGTCGGTTACGATATAA